TCTCAACAGATTCTTTAGATACGATACCACCATAATAAAGTAGTTGGAATCGTGTAGCATGGGCTACTTTAATTTGTAAATGTCTGCCTAAAGAAGCCGCGGATAAACCATAGTTGGTACCATGACCTGCACGTTTACACATGTCACGATAAGAGAAGTGTAAGTAATAAGGTTTCTCGGCGAGTTCTCTTTCTTGTTTATCATCACCACTCCACCCCATATTTTTCCACACCATTTTAACCACCGTGGTATGCAAGTCACCACTCTCACAAGCTGTAATATATTTTTCATCACCTGTAATGTAAGCCACCACACGAGATTCCGCTTGTTCCAAGTCAGCATAGAACATTACCTTGCCTTCATCGGGAATAAAAACAGAACGCAAATCTTTTGTAATGTTTTGAAGATTAGTCCCTGTACCCCAAGGAGCCTCTGATGAAGACCACCTGCCTGTCTCTGTTCCTGCCACATTATAAGAACAACGTATGCGGTTGTCTCTATCTCGTGTGGTTTCTAGAACACTTAGCTGTTTGTCAATATCACGAAGCGCTAAAATCGCGTTAGCAAAAGGCTTGGCGCGTGGGTATTCTTTTCGTAAGTGTTCCAACGCTTCTCTATCGGTTGATACTTTTTGCTGTCCCTTTTTATAGGACATGATTCTAGGTATGCCTAAGTACACATAGAATAAATCTTGAAGTTGTTTTGGTGATGCGTGATTCAGATCCTTACCTGTCACTGCCATGGAAAATAAGTTAAGCATCCTCTCTAACTTGAGTCGCTGTTCCTTAAGGGGGGCACGCATGTTCTTTACACGGTCAGTGTCCACACGTAAACCCTTAAGGGTCATAGCCATCGCAGTCTTGAGACTGTCTAATTCAAATTGATATGTCTTGGAAGTAGTGTCGTCTAGTTTTAACTTGATCTTCTGCCATATCTCTTGGGTTACAGCGCAGTCTAAAGCGCAGTAGGTCCAAAGAGTTTGCTCATCATCAAGTTCGATATTTTGAATATCTACATTCTTTATAATTTTTGCCATCGCTTTTGTCTCCCATATTACTCGTAGTCTCTTTCAATTATCATGTCGATATAATGTTTTGCTTTTAATAAATCTTGCTTGCCCCCTTTATCTTGGTGCCTGCAAATGTATTTAATCGCATTACCTTCTGCGAACATAAACTTATTCTTGTTAACAAACTCAGAGGGTTGTATCTTAAACTTCTTATAATGATCCCCACCTATTTGAGTAGCGTAAGCTGTTGTTGCTCTGTTACTTGTAGAGTTCATCAATACCCCCTATAATATTAAATATCATTTCTCGTGCTTCCTTTGCATTTAATTGTGCGTAGTCACACACTATTAAAAAGTCTTCTGTCTTACCTCGCAACCAAATCTTGGCTCGTTCTTTGTTAGCTACGTTCTCACTAACTGTACTGTCTGATAAAAAATCCAACAACGCTTGATCTATTACGGCTCTCCACAACCTTATCTCCCTCTCGACTGTCACCAGATTGTTTGGTATCGGTAACTCCGAGAAATATGGGGCGCGTTTCATTACATCTATTCATCCCTTTTAGTACTCTTTGAAAACTTAGCCATAGTTTTCCAAGCACCCTCGTTTGTATATATTGAACCCAAGTATCCTAAAGCTTTAGGTTGTTCGGGTTGCAATGCATGTTGGCAATGCATGGTGTCGTGTATCGTACCTCGCACATTAATCTTCTGCTTGTATGCTAACCAAGTCACATCATAAAATTGATTCTGTGCTACCTTAGTTATCTTTTCATTCTCGAGTATCCTCTTTACCCAAGCCCAAGCTTGTTGTTCATGTGCAACATTGGTCCAATAATTTTCGAGTACGTCTCGCTTGTCCTTGAATGGTACAACCATAGCGACAGTGTCGCTTGGAGCGAAACCAATACAAGTAATAAAACCGCCGCCTGTTTCAATGTCGAAACTGAGTGGCTGATCTTCGTTATTTTCTCTAATATATCTTTGCTCGAAATCCTCGAGGTCTTTGATTTCTGGTTCAATCCATAACTCTCTTTCTTTTATGATTCGTTCTTTAGTCTCTGATTCTGTAATTGCTTTTTGCAAATCCGCAAGAACCACAGGTCTAAATTCATATTGTCTATTGATGGCACTAGGACTGTAGGTTGGCATTACCTTAGTTGAAAGGGTAAGTTTTTGTAGATTAGAAAGTAGGATAGTGCCTCGGTAAGTACCGACCTTATCCAGTCCTGTAAGCGCCCATAACGCAAGACTTCCCATTGCCACAATGACATTGGGTTGCACTTCGTTAAGCTGTTTACATAACGTATCTATGTTATGTTCAAACTCTTGTTTTAAAAAACCGAAGCCATTCACAGGGTACTTCGATCTCCACTCTCCTTTTTTACAGATCGCTTTGTATTCATTTCGATTATAGAAAAAGTGGGAAGGGTTCTCCTGTGGTGGCTTCTGAGCGAGAGCATGCGTAAGCAAACAGTTCTCCACATCTATACCAGATATTTCACATAAGCTGTGAAACATTTTACCCGCGGAACCTACCATAATGCTGTCCAATCTTTGCTCGTCTGTGGTTGGAAAATCAAACACAAAAGCAATACGACAATCACCTTTTGGTAGTTGCGGTTTAACCTGTTTAAGAACTGTAGTTACGTTGCTCATACTCTCTCCCCGAAGTTAGGCTAGGATTCTCTTGATCGAAGCGACCTTGATATCCTTATTTCTGCCAGTCATTTCGTGCTTGACCATGCCTTTAAAGTTCTTACCGATTGCCATCTCTAGCAATTCAGAGTAAGGTAGATCATCTACATGACCTAAGTCTAAAGCATTTGTTAAGAATGCTTTCAATCCTATTGCAGGATTATTTATTTTTAGAGATGCTGGGGTTGCCCAGAACTCCATACGAGTTGACTCAGTGTTAGCCAAATCCGCATCAGTAATATCTGATTCAATAACGGAGTTCGCTTTCACGTTAACTCTAACAAGTGGAGTTGAGTTCTCACCCACTTGATCTGCCCTATAAGAAGTGACTGTAAATTCGTAACTCCCCTCGGGTAACATAACACTTTCTGGTGTGTCATTCGGTGTCATGCTTAGAAAGTCTGCAACATTAGACATTATTTATCTCCTTTCACATTGCTCGCTTTAAGTTTAGACTTCGCATTATTTTGTATAGCTTCAAACAATTTGTTTAAATCTAACTCAGCACTCGCCTCGATAAGATCGGGTGCAGTCACCTTCAAATCCATCTTATGATCTGAGGTTGTGCGAAGTGTTCTCTCGGTGCCTTTGCTTGATGAACGTGTATCAATACGACAGACACAGTTAAAGTATCTACCAATCTTGGTAGACAGTTTAGAACCTACTGAAGTCGGGTATGCTTTTGATGTACCCATATCACCTTCCATGTACTGCATATGAGAAGTCACTACAACATTACATTTCACTTCTCCGCCTGTTATATATTGGATGATATTCTGCACATCACGAGCAGCCGTACCCCATTCGGGTTGACTTGCTTGGTCAGTAGGTTTCTTGTTGTTAAAGACGAGAGCCGAACGCAAAGCGGCTTCGCCCATAAGGGTGAGAGAGTCTATTACTAGAACTGTATCCTCTCCCCATTCTTTCACAGGACCTAAGTCTTCCTCGCCATCTTTCCAGTTGGACAACAGTTGTGCCCCTTTTCTGAATGCGGTCGCTTGCCCTAATGAATCTGTTAGTGTGACAAAAGATACATTGTCGATTGCATCTTTGTTCAATAAAGAAGGTAGTATATCTAAACCATTATCGTAGTCTAGGATACGTAGCTTCTTACCAGCATTAGCGAGGCTAGCCAGTGCGGAAGTTTTCCCGCTACCACTATCACCACAAAGCAAAAGCTTTGTCACGCTAGCTGATTTATGTTTTGATATATTTGCCATCAATTGGTCTCCTATTATGTTTTGAACTATATATTATTTTTTAAAAATGTCAAGAAAAAAAATTCGCTGTAGGCGTGGGATTTAATTTATTACCCACAAGCTTTCAGTTACAGATAGATCGCTCTAACTACCTACTCACAACCACCCTTGAGTACCTCAGACATTTGTCCATACTTCATCTAGGTGTACTTTAGCCCTCTGTTAAAGGCTTATTCAGTCAGCCGATACAGGACCGTCATCCTATATCACGAAACTTTTTAATCTTTTTTACCCCCACTGATTACTTCTAACTCAGTAGGTTTGGTCTCCTGTAAGTCGGGATGATACTCTTGTGTAAAGTCTTGCTCAAAGAAAATATATCTTTGACTAGCAGGATGTCCACAAGTTTCTCTAAACTTACAACCACCATAATTACCACACGCAGTAAAGTCTGCGGGGTAGTATTGAGAATCAGCATAGACATCTGATATTTGTAAGTGGTGTAGTGTATCTGTATACCACTCATCAATCAGTTCTTTACTGACATTGAATACTGATCGGGCAAACCTTGTAAAGTTTGCACCTGTCTGCACCGCATCAATAATGAATCCCGCAACGGGTAGCTTCAATACTTCACGGCATGCCCAGATGTATGCGAAGACTTGATTGTTGGGCATATACATTTTAAAATACCATTCACTCAATGATTGCTTTGTTGTCTTCACATCAACCAAATACAGCTTACCATCTAGCGATATAATCTTATCAATCCTACCACTAAATCTGTGTCCCATATCCCCAATCGGAACTTCAAACCTTTGCTCTAAAGCGGGCGAGCCGTCTTGCATGTGAGCGAGTTTAAGATTGTCTTCCCAAAACTCTTCCGCTTTCCATACAACAGCACGCAACGCCGCCTCTAAACCACGGGCTGAATCATCAGAAAGTTTTAGATCCTCGCCGTAATCTTTTAACACAAGTTTAACTGCACGCACCAAGGCTTCATCTTTTGAATCGCCCTCGTGTCTTGCCTTATCTATTTCTTCAAAGCCTGCGTGAACCGCCGAACCAAATCCCGTTGCTGTTCCGTAGCTTGAAGTTTTCCAACCATCAAGCACGGTCCATTTATAATAACGGGGACAA